ACTGAAAAGAGAATACAAAATTTCCACTCGTGGTTATTTCGCTAGGGTCAACCGTCATATTATTCTCAGTGCTATCAAAATCAAACTCAACACCTACACTGGTTACTGCGGCATAGCCTCCGCCATACGGAATTTGACGCCACGTCCCTCCTTGAGTGGTGTTATCAATTAAGTAAAAAGCATTAATACTCGGACCTGCTATTGTAGCAATCTCAGCACCACTATTATCTAATAAATAAAAATCAGTATCCGTCGGATTATTAATTAAAAAAGAGTAACCTACGGATACTTGTTTTGCATTAGGAAGTGTTAAAGTAAATCCCTCTTCAGTAGGACTGACATCCATAATGCCAGCCACAATATTATTACCTAATTGAAAATTCGTTGGCCAAGAGAGGGTGATATCATCGTCTAAGATAATAGCATTATATCCTCTAGTGGAAGTGCCGATGAGTTGTTGGTTTAAAACATTAGTGAATGACATATTAAACTCCTACTGCTCTTGTTCTCTAGCAGTCAAGGGCACTGCGAGAGGAGCGGCTTGTGGTAAATTAATAAAATCTTTAGGATGCCTAGAGTGCAATAACTTATAGGCAAAATCTGGCTCTAATAAGGCTTTGTTTAGAACATCTACGAGCTTTTTCTCATCATGACGCCCCATTCCTTCTAAAAGCATGGAAATAGCCGTTTTGGTCGGCTTTCCGACCAGAGGCACCGCACCTAGGGGCAAATAAGCATTAATGGACTCTAGTGCTTTAATGCCCATTCCTTTAGATAGTAAAGCATCTATGGCTAATTTTGTCTGGGTATCGCTTCCAGTTCCTATTCCTAAGGTATGGGCTTTATTTTGAGCCTCTAACGCTTTATAGACATTCTCTATAAGTTTCATTTGGTCTTTATCATATATGGAACGTAAAGCGCCTTTATGTTTCTTTAAGAAATTATCCATCTTAGCGTAAGATAATTTATTTCCAGTCGCTCGTGCGCCTTTGTTCTGGATTTGATTTAATAAATAATCCGTAACTGAATGTTGAACACCTTCCCATTGTTCAGGGTTTTCGCCAAGTGTTTTCTTTAAAACATGGAAGTTACGCCCTGACGATTTATTAAACAACTCTGGCATCACTTCATTGTAATCTTTCGTTGGAAATCCACCTACAACCGGATTTTCTTCTATAAGCTTAATAGGTTGTGACAAGTCTTTATACTGTGCCCTCACTTCTTTATAAGAAGGGATTTTCTCTAAATCTTTCTCTAGCGCATCTTTTGCCTTTCGTAATAAATGAACTCGCTGAGAAGTCTGTCCGGGAACATATAAAGAATCTATCTTGACATTAATGGCCTCCAGGGCGGCTTTTAAATCCGCCACAGACGGATTAATTCCTACTGGTGGCATCATTTGTTTCTGAGCAGCTTCCCCCATAGAATCATAGAGCTTTTTATAATCAAGCTCAGTTTTGGTTGGTTTTTTAGCAGGCTCAATGTATCGTCTAACATCTTCAAAATCTTTCTTAACCAACCCCGTAACTCGTTTGCTGCCGAGGTAATCTAATAAGTGTTTAGGTTGAAGTTCATCATTCATTTGCTCTACGGCTTCAAATCCTGCATGAGTTTCTTGATGTCTTTTTTTAATCAAATCAGCTCTGGCTTGTGCAACGGCATCCTTTATCTCATTGGCAGTACTTTTATTGAATGTCTGAGGCTCTACCGCATTCATAATGGCTTCATGCTGCCTTTCTGCCGCATCTGACATTCCAAATCCTGGTTTACCCATTTGAGCTCTATGAATTTGAGCTAGTCCTGGATTATTGGCAATCTCAGCTGTCATTGGGGCATAGCCTGGAATATTTTCATAGGCTTCTGGATGTTTTAATCTATCCAATACTCCAGGAATATTTTGTTCTCCGGTGATTTCTCTTAGTGTATGTGCAACTCTTCTTTCGGGTATCCTTCTGGCATGTCTAGCAAGACCAATGGCACCTAATGGAGCAACAACGCCTGCAATATCTGCAAGAGGCTCTGGAACACCAGCTTCATGTAAACCTCCTGCTAAAGCGCCCATTCCAGCTCCTGTGGCCGCTGATTTGGCTAATCCTGCCAATCCACCTCCCGGTATTAGAGAAGCTCCGGCAAATTCAGCGGCTTTTCCAGCTATTCGTTGAGGAATAGTTGTGCCTTCGCCTTGGCTTCTTAAATCAAGCCCAGCATTTCGTAAACCCTGATACATATTTTCACTGACAGGCGTATGTGGGAGATTTCCCACTGTTTGCAATGCGGGTGCTGAATAATTAGAAGCCATTCCGGCCATGGGACTTTGTTGAGATAAAATCTGTATTAAATCAGCCAGAGCGAGAGGCCCTTTAGCTAAATGTTCTCCTAAAAACCTAGGCCAACTAAATTCTTGTTTGGCAGGCGGCTCTAAATGACGTTGTTCTGCAACAGGCGTCCTGGATGCTCCTTGTAGAATAGCCATAATCTCAGCCCCTCTATCTTCTTCAGGTGCAGAATGTCTTCCCTGCAATATTGCTTGAATCTCTGCAAGACGCGCTTCTTCTGTTTCTCTTTCAATTGACATTATTTTACCGCTCCCCATGGAGGGCTTCTTTCATAGCCTACAAAAGGACTACGATGTGCTTCATAAGGCGTATGGTATGAACTCATAGGCATATGATGAAGGGGTTGTGGGGGCACATAGGGAACCATGGCAGAAAGTGTTTCATCAGTAACAGGAGCATGAGAAGGTTGTTTTAATCTACTTGCAGCTTCATGAAGTCGCGCTGTTCCTGTTGCTGTATCGTGTTCTTTAATTTGTCCCTTTACGTTTCTTGCAATTTCTGGATGGGTTGGAACTTTAGAATAATCAATATTATGAAATACATACCCGGGATAATATGTATTTCCTTGTCTATAGGCTGTAAATTTAGGAATAGTAGTTCTACAAGCCGCCCTTCCGCGTTCACCACTCACACATAATGGAAGAACACTCCCAATTACTCCTGGATGACCATGAGGAGAATGTCTTACTGTCAAAGCATGAACTAAAGAATCAGAGGATTGACCTGGCGTATGATGTATTCCAAATCCAGATGCAATAGCTAATGGCTCTGCATGAACCTTAGGGCGAACTGTTGTAGCACTACTCATGGAATGCCCTAAAAAATGTCCAACAGGAACCTCTCCCTCACGATAAGGTCCAAAAGCATAATGAGTCCCGCCAGGAATAGCGCTTCCGGCTACATTAGGAATACTTCCACGTTCATCTCCAGCTGCTACAGCATCTAATCTCCTCATATAATCTGGTTGTTTCATTCTTGCCACCATTCCATGCGACATTTCTGAAATAATTGGGAAAAGATAAGCTAGCTCTGGATGTTTTTCTAAATATTCTCTAGGAAGATGCTTTTGTGCCTCAAGCATATGCGCTAATAACAGATGTTGAGAATTAATTCCAATGTCTAAAGGAATAGGCGGATGGGTTGGCGGAAGAGGCTTTTGAGATTGTAACAGGGGCGCAATTCGTCTAAACATAAAATTACCTTAAAATCAAACAGGAGGCTTAAGAAATGATATGTAATCATCATGCATATAGTCTTTTTCTATTTTAACACGTCTTCCATGTCCATCAAAACTCAGACAAAATACTTTGTCATAGTATTTTGGACAACTCACCTCTACTTCTGGAATGGAACTTTCGGATAAAATCTCTATGCCTTTTTCTGATATAGGATTATCCCTTACTAATAATGTTCTTAATTGAATCATTCTAGTTAAAAGAACAGCACCGTCGTCCGTAATATTATTTCCTTTTAAATCCAATGCCTCTAGATGAGACACTTCACTTAACGCTTTAATTCCTTCGTCTCCTATAGTGTTGCATCCTAAATCTAATTTTTTAATCGCTGGATTCTCCTTAAGCGCTTCAGCAAGAACAACCACATCTTCGTCATCAAGATAACGTGCTTCTATATATTTATCATCTAAACAGGATTCTGCTCCATCTGCTCTCTCATGGACATAAGGCTCTACATCAACAAAACCAGGACCGTGTTCAAATCTAAGCGTTTCTTCTTTAAAATCACCACTTTTTATCCTAGATAGCAAATTCTTATTGATTTTATGCAACATCGGAAAAGTCCTCTTTAAAGGCGATAATAATATAAAGGCTCTACTAAACATATTACTCCCCTCTCATTTTCATCAAAACTTTCTCAATCTCGTCATCTCTAAACTTTCCTAATTCGGGTATTTGAGATTTTAAGTATTGCACCCCGGTATGAGGCGTATGTGCTTCAGGAATTGCAGCAGGCTCAGCCTCTCTTCTACTGGCGCTTAATTTCTTTCTAGGTCCTACCGTTACATCATAGCCTTGATTAAATAATTCATTGGCTTTTGAATATTCATTGTAATAACTATCTGCTTCTTCAATAACCTTTGGCATCAATTCTAAAACAGCGCCTGTTGACATATGACCGCCACCAGTTGCGCCTCTAATAACTTTCTCAATCTGCATATTCAATCCTCTAGCAGGCAGTCCTTTAACAGAATTAATGTATAAGCCTTTAGAGGCTGCATTAATAGCGAATAACATATCTCTATCTTTTTCAGGCACTGATTTACTTAAAACATTATTTAATAACGTCGGGTCATTTCCATATTTACTCAGAATAGAGAAATAAGCACTATTAAATAAATGAGGATGTGTCTCAGCAGCGCGCATCAAAATAGTTGCTTCTTCTCTTGCTTTTAAAGCTGCATCGGCTTTTTCAATATATCCTTCATGTTTTTTTGCCGTATGTAATTGCATAGAAGGAGTATAACTTGGAATATATTTGGCTCTAAAACCATACTCATCTTCAAATTCTTTTTCTTTCTGTTTGTATAATTGTTTTTCGTGAACGCGCTCTCTTAACTCTTCTGCATGAGCTGCATATTGAGGTGCCATCATATCATGATATCTTCTACTTTCTTCTAATTGGTTTAATTGATGACTCATACGCTCTTGATGTTCACGCTCTCTCTTTAAATATTCTAAAAGCGCTAAATTCTTATTAGCTTCTTCTGTTTCATAATCACGCGCGGGGTGAACGGGACGTCTTCCTACAATATTACCAATATCCTGCAAGAGTCCTGACACAGGTTTCCAAGCTTTTTGAAAAGGCGTTTGCGTCATTCCTAGTTCTTCTTTTAATCTTTGTAAATCAGAAGCTGAATGACGTGGCTGCGCAGAAATAGCAGCTTGATGAATCGGGGCAACTTGTTGTGGTTCTGGAATGCTTTGTTGCATTGGCTCAGCAATGGGTTGTTGTAACCACTAATTTCTAATCATATATTTCTCCTAGAATAGAATATTAGTCCAACGTTCCACTTCGTCCAAATAATGTTCTACCAATCCTATATAAATCAGGCGCGGCAGATGCCGTCCTGAATGCAATATCGGCCCAGTCTCTTCCCCGTAAAGAAGAAGGCATTTTAGGAACTTCTGTTCTCGTATAGGTGGAAGGCGTATATTGTTGCCCATGAATTATAGAAGCTAAGTAATTTAACATATCATAAGGATGTCTTTGTATGCTTTTCCATTCTTCATAAGCTAAATCTCTTTTCAATTGCTCAATTTGATGTTCAGTAGCACCTGCTTCTCTTAATGCCGCTATTTGAGCAGCATGCACTGCTTGACGGTTTATTCCCAGCTGTTGTAATACTTTAGCACTCTCTAATTGTCTTGCAGAATCATAATGTGAGGCTTGTAAGGCTTGCTCATACCCTCTGTGTGCCAATAATGCCTGTTGTTCTCCAATGTCTCTTTGTACATTTCTTAATAGGCGTTCTTCTGCACGCTTTTGACTTTCCCCACCTCGATGTCCCGCTTTAATAAAAGATTTCCTAAGTTGTGGTAAAAGATGTTCAGTTAAATTTTCCATTTGAGCCCTACGAATACTTTCCATCACATGCTGTTGATGAGTACTTAAGTATTGTCCTATTCCCTCATGTGACCGTCTTCCACCTTCTATTCCTAATCGCTGAGCTTCTGTAAAATCAGCTCCAACATTGGGACCTGCCGCAGCCAGTCTATGTGCTTCTGTCGTATGTAAATGTAAAGGCGCGACTCTTTCTGCCACTGTTGGCATGCGTCTTCTAGCTTCTTCGTGTGCTGTCCCAGCAGCACTACCCTCAGAAGGCGCCGGAGGTAATCCACCTGTCTCAGGCGGAATAGGAGCTCCATAAGGTAAGCCACTCAGAGCAGCGGCACGATTTCTCATAGCTGCCAAATGAGCTTCTAAAGGATGAGGGCCTTGTGTTTGTTGAGTAATGTGTGGGCCTGGTATGCCATGTGTGCCTGGGACAGCAGCCATTTTTAACTCCTAATATACTTCTCTAAAGGTTTAGCTTTGGGTGGCAAGAACTTCTTAACACCTTTCTGTTTTCTCAGATTATCTCTCATCACATCCAGAGCTTTTGCACCCCTTTTATTATCCCCTTTCCCAAGCGCATCTACCACCGGTTTTGGCATAATATATTCACCATCTGAGACGAGCGCTTTAATGTTATGTTGGGAGTCATCGAAATCTGTAACACCACTATGGATAAACCTATTTCTAAATTCATCTAGCTTCTTAGCGCCATTAATACTGTTTCCATCGCCTAATAAACTAACGGTCGTTGCATCCATCACATAAGAGCCTGCTGGAAGATTAGTAGGAACATCATCGGTAGTACCACCAGAATGTCCGTGAACATAACCTCCTACGCTAAAGGGTTTTCTAGGAGCATGTGTTACAGGTTTAGGAAGTGCCCTTTTCTTTATTTGTTCATAGATGCTTGGATGTCTAAAATCCAAAGCCGTTCCTTTCAAAGACCTTTCATGGATGGATTTTGTAGGCTTTTGTTGAAAAGGTAGATATTGCATTAATTCTTCCAGTGGTGAACGTATGGGTCCTGCCACCGGAGTAGTCCTAAATCTCTCCTGACTAAAATGATGAGGCTTAAACTTGCTTCCTTCAAATCTCCCAGGAATATGCTGCTCGGATATTCCGCCAGGATATTCTTTTGCAAGCTGTTTTCTAGCACGAACAATATCGTTAATTTCCGTGCCTAATTTGAATAAATCTTTTGCATCTGAAAATGTTGAATGAGATAGATAAGGATCCGCCAGACCTGTTTGGCCTAAATTCCCCCATAATCCTATCCCCCCTCCCGTAGGCGGTGCGCCTCTAACCCCTAATTGATGTAATAAAGAAGGAGAGTCAAGGCCGGTTAATCTTCCGAAAATCCCTGAAGGGTCCGCTCCTAATTTTTCTGCTAAGGTTGGCGCTACAGCCGCATAAGTCGCTCCCTTCATAGCGCCTGGAACTATTCCACGCCTGCCATGCTCCAATCCACCATAACCCGCACCCCCTAATACAGCCCCTAAAGGACCTCCAAATAAGGTTCCAGCGGTAGGTGCAATCATGGTAGATAATATTTTTGCCCACATTGGATGATGTCTAGCTCCCTGCTCCAACATGGTTTCGGTTCTAGGTTGTCCGTGGCTATCGTAACTAGGTCCGAACAGGCCGAATTTCCGCTTTTTTTCATCACCTCCTAAGAGCTCTTGGGAAAGACCCCCTCCAACCTCGCTTAACACTTGCCGTGTTGTAGAAGGAAGAGCGCTCACTCCTTTACCAACTTCTGATACAGCTTTTCCTAATTCTTTAGGAAGACCTAACAAACCTTTACCCAAATCTGAAAAAGTAACACCTTTTTCTGCTCTTGTTCTCTCTGCCTCCTGTCTTGCTTCCTCTTCTGCTTTAGCTTGCATCCTCAGTGGGAAATGTGTATCTTCATATTTTCCTATGTGTTCCTCTTCTCTTCTCCAACCGTCTCCAAGGTATATTTTTTTCACCCAATCCGGTACCGCTGCAAGAGCAGCAGTTGTAAATCCTTGAGCCTCAGCCTTTTCCCATAAGGCGCGAGCTGTAGCTTCTCTCTCTTGTTTTTCCTGTTTTAGTCTTAATTCTTCGCTATACTCCCTAGCACGCTCAGCATCAAAAAGCTCAGGATGTAAGACGGGAGTTGCTTTAAAAAGGGCATAAGCATCCATTACACTAGTTTCATTAAAAGGTACTGGTTTTCCCATCTGAGTAAGACCTTGAAGAGGACTCATAACACCCCGTAGAGTGTATTCACCCAGGGGTGCTAATTTATCCCTTAGGGCATCTAAATTAGGAAGACCAGAAATACGTAATAAATCTTTTCCCCACTCATCTACAATAGGCTGCATATCATGCTGTTCACGTAAACTATGAAGAATATCCGCAGGAGTAGGGGGAGCCGCAGCAGCATCTCGGCGGCGTCCACCAACAGGCATTCTCTTTTTCGGTTTATGTCTAAGCATGTTATTTTTTCTCTATATTCATGAATAATCAATCATGGTTAAGTAAATCATCATTGCCCATTCATGCCAATCTTGTTTTCTTTTATTTAAAGATAAATCGGGAGAAGGTGCATTGTTTATTCCAAAAGAATTGCATTGGACTAGCGCTGCACCCCACTTTTGCCAATTATCATCAAAATCATCCAGCAAAGGAATATCATCATCTGGAAAGTCTATAACCAAAGAAGCTGCCCAGTTATGTAAACTAATATGCTTAGGAACAATCATTGTCTAGCATCTCCTGGCGTTGCAACAATTAAAATTCTTCCTAACTGATAAAATCCACCCAGTGTATTACTGGTAAATTTGAAAGTTAATAACCGTCTTTGTTCCCGCATATCAATTTTAAAATCGGTAGATTGAAATATATAATTCTCAGGGTCTTCATCATTATCAGAGGGACGAGCATAGTTAGTTCCATTGACCGTTAACGTCATTGGACCTGATTGGTTAATATCTAGTTCTACTCTATATACATAACTCCAATTATCTAACTCTTCAGATTGAGAGTCAAAATCAGAGGCTGCATAAGAAATAACAGGAGTGGTAATATTAGCATTAATAGGAATTACCGCAGGTGTTGCAGGGTCATTGTCCCTTCTATCATATCCTGATTCTTGCAACCAAATGGGATAACCCCCTGTACTATCTGGTTGATTATCTGTCCATATTGGCAATGGAAAAGTCTGACTAAATGCCGCAGCACTTCTGGTAACAGGAGTATCATACCAAAGCTGCTCTCTTACATTGTAAATAACCGCATGGTCACATTCTGTATTGGTGCCGGTTGGGAAAAACCACCATATTTCTCCCCAGTGCGTATTCTTTGTTGTAAAAACTTTCTCTTTGGCATCAAAATTAAGATTCGTGAAGAAAAAATCTAATGAATTACTATTAGGTAATTCTTGTACAATTCCGTTATATAATAAAAATCTATCAATAGCCACCCAGTAATAAAGGCTATCATACTCTATCCAAGCATTTTGAGAGAGAACAGAAGTCTCACTGGAAATTGAGTCAAACGAAAAGTCTAAGCTTCCAGCTGCATCCGGCACAAAAGTAGCACGAACTAATCTATCCAATGCCCAAAAAAGCCCACCAGGAGAAGAATTACCTCCCCTCACGGAAGTTCCTGCGACTATCTTGAATCCACTAACACTCGTGTCACCTTCTTGGAAAGGAACGTCTTTACTCATATCTATCCATTTTAGAAAACCACCACTCCCATAAGCAAAAAGATAAGGAAACAAAGTTACAATACCACCATCTGTCATCAAGGGTACTATATCAGGTTCTGTAGAAGTTCCCTGATTATATGTTAATGCCCCTAATTGAATAGGATTATAAGCATCTGTAAAATAAACCTGTGTTGGTACATTATTTGAAATAGAACCAAGATTTGGTGCAGCATTTGCTATTAAAGCAGTTCCACTTTCTGTTCCTGAATAAGGAGCTAAATCAAAAGTCCAAGTATTATTAAGGTCCGCTTCAAATCCATCAGGTGTTATATTAATTAAATCTGGTCCGGATAGAACATTCCCATCATTATCAATAGAAAAATAATAACAATTATTATAAGTTCCCAAAAAAACATTATAGGTAGGAGAGGATGAAGCAACAGAAGGAACAATTATAATTCCTCTGCAAATTTCCCCTACGGGCGTATCCGCTGCTATCTGAGTATAACCGCCCATCTTATAAGCATTACCTCTATAAAATCGAGTCCATACCCCATTAGTCCATGCTTTTCTAGAAAAAGTAGTTCCATCCCTTTCAATGCCAGGCGGTATTCTTAAAGTATAAATATTCTTAAAATCAGGCATTAGTCCGCCGTCCTATTAGAGCCTCTATCTGTAATACGTGCATCATCTTGACTATTTAAACTCTGTAATCCTGCTTGATAAAGCTGCATCCAGACTTGTAGTCTGTCATCTGTTTTTAAATAAGGTGCTGATTCAATCAATGTAGAATAAAGCAATACATCTGGCGCATAATCGGTTAACCAGTTTGTTTGATTTGATTCACTCAAAAGAGGTGGTAATTGCAAGTAACCTAATTCATATTCATAATCTTGGTCTGGTGTAGGCGCTACTAGAAAATTATAATAGCCATAATCACAATAATAAACAGGAGGCGCTGTAGCTGCCTGATTTGGCCAATACAGTCGAACATACTCATAGCTTTTTAAATCAATAGGCTGATTGTTCTGGTTAGGTAATACCGAATTGTTGAATGTTAAAGTAATATTTCTACGCCACAAAGAAGGCTTTTGATAGGTCGCTTGGCCTGCTACAAAGTTTCCTTGCACATAACTCTCTAACCCTACGCTCTTACTCTCTCTACAAATCCTATGCTGCGCTTGCTCTATAAAATTAGGGATTTGAGCAAGCGTATCATCATCCGTACGGTCTAAATAATCCGCGACTTGTGTTTGTAAAGAATCATAGGTCATTGGCATTATCTGCTCTCCAACTGAGATACTCTATCTTGGAGTTGAGAGACCATGGCGCTTAGTTCTTGGATAGCCTTTATTTCAAATGCGCTAATTTCTCCCATATTTAAAGATTTTATATTTTCTATTACAGGTTCAGGTTTTGGAATATCTTTTCTTTCTTTTGAAGATAGTTTTATCCAATCATTAATTGCTTTTCCATAAATATGTTCATTAGAAACCTTAACACATTGAGGCATAACTTGTTCCACCTCATCTGCGATAAATCCATTGTAAACTTTATTTTCACTATCCCCAATATGTTCAGCATATTCTTTAACATAACTAAAGGTTCTAGGACGAAGCTTGTTAATAATTTCTAACCCACTTCCAATATCCTGTATATTTTTCTTTATTCTAATATCTGATGGAGTATTCCATACATTAGTAGTAGGTTTAAAGGCATCATCAATACCAACATGCAATGCATGTAATGGCATTGAATTATATATTCCAACCTTTTGACCTGTGTTTGTAGTATAAGAACCTAAAGATAGACAGCTAGTTCCGTCAACAAATGCGTTTGCTCCGATAACTGTAGAACCTGCAACACCATCAGCAAGTATATCTGCTCCATATCCAATAATAACAAGTCCTTCGGAAAAGGAATTAGAAGGACAAGCATTGTTTCCAATGACGATATTGTAACTACCCTCCACATCGTTGTTATCTGCATTAATCCCAATTGCAATATTATCAATTCCTTGTGTAGGTTCAACAACAGCAGGATTTAAAGAAGCTAATGCACCAATTCCAATTCCAATATTTAAACTGCCAGTGATATTTTCTCCTAAAACGCCATCTCCAATGGCAATGTTTTGAAGACCTGTTGTATTTGACTCAAGTGCACTTGTACCAATGCCAATATTATTAGAACCTGTGGTATTTCTTCTAAGTGCGTTAATACCAATACCAACATTTTCAACTCCAGTAACTGTATCTATTGGCGCACTCAAAGGAGACAATACATTAGTGCCAATACCAATATTTCCAGAAGCGGTTTGAGTATTTTGTAAAACGGTACCTCCAATGGCAATATTATTAAAGCCACTTGTCAAATCAGCTAGAACCTCATCTCCAATCGCAACGTTTACATAACCTGTTTTATTTGAGCTAAGTGCACTAATACCAATAGCAGTATTACTATAACCTGTTGTATTAGAAGCTAATGATTCATTACCAATTGCAATATTGTTTTCAGCATCCCCACTTCCGTCAGCGTCACTTAAGATTAATGCATTAACGCCAATTGCAATATTATTATTAGCAGCGACATTGCTAGCTAGCGCATCACTACCAATGGCAATATTACTGCCACCACTTTGATTTAAAGTCATGGCATCTGCGCCTATTGCAATATTGAGTGTCGCCATAGCATCATTAGAATTAATTAATGCATTGTATCCAATAGCAAGATTATAATCCGCGATGTTTAAATTAAGAGCAGCATGTCCAATAGCAAGATTATAATTTCCTGTTACGTTAGCTTGTAATGATTGGTCTCCAATGGCAATATTATAATTACCTACCGTATTTGCAGTTAATGCAGAATTTCCAATGGCTAAATTTGAGCAGCTCTGAGGATTTGTTCCTGTTGTGTTATTATTCATTAATGCCTGGTAACCAATGGCAATATTATTTACCGCCGTATTATTATTCATTAATGCCTGGTAACCAATAGCAATATTTTCACTTGCAGTATTGGCAGATAAGGCTGAATCTCCTAACGCAATATTATAGGAACCTGTTTGAACAGCAATAAGAGATTCATATCCAATACCAATATTACTATTCCCTGAACTAGCAGCAGCTACTGCATAAGTTCCTATACCAATATTATTTGAAGCACTACTAGGATTTGTTAATGAATGAGCACCAATTGCAATATTGTTACTTCCATCTTCATTAGTAGCTAATGAATTAAATCCAATGGAAATATTTCCATCTCCGGTTACGTTATCTTCTAATGCATTTGGACCAACAGCAATATTTAAGCTCCCAGTTGTATTTGAAGTTAATGTGTTAAATCCTAGGGCAACATTTATTCCTTCCGTATTTGAATATAAAGCATAAGCTCCTATTGCAACATTTCCTCCAGCAACATTTCCAGCTCCTGGTGCCGTTCCACTTAATGCCTGGTACCCAATGGCAATGTTATAATCAGATGCAATAAATTCCCCTGGTGTATTGTTTTGAAGTGCATAGGCCCCGATAGCAATATTATTAGAGCAATAGGAGAAGTTATTAGAAAGAGCCTCATATCCAATCCCAACATTATTTACGCCATATTGATTAGAGAGGAGCGCATTTGTACCAATCGCAATATTTGCCTCACCTGCTTGAGGGGATTCTGGGTCAGAATTATCAAAATTTGTGAGTAGCGCTGAATCTCCTATTGCAATATTATCAGAACCATATGTGTTGGATAATAATGCTTGATATCCTATTCCAATGTTGCTGCTTCCTCCACCATATGTATCATTAACATCATTAACAGAAAGTACATCTACTCCTATCCCTATATTTCCATTTCCCTGTTTATTAGCATTTAGAACTGCCGTCCCAAGAGCGATATTGTATTCTCCATTACTATTGTGAACTAATGAATCTGTACCAATTGCAATACAAGATGGTCCATTAAAAGCATATATATCTGCAGACGAATATCCCATTTGAAAACCCATATCAGCAGACGCTGGATATGAAGTTGTGACAGGAATCACGCTGTCTTTTACATGTTCCCCATCTGTTCCTTGCCATAAAACAATACCTGAATCCGTTACAGGGGGAGTAGGGCCGGTTACGTTTCCACTACCGTCTCCAATAGAAACCCAAGAACTATCCTGTAAAACTTCAAGCTTATCAGTATCCGTGTTGTATATAATCATTCCACCCGGGTTTGCATCATCAGGAGTAGGATAAATATTTAAAGGAAGAATCAGATTATCTCTACTAGCTGAACTCATTCTTGAAACCAATAATGCACCTGTAGATGAATTTAATTCTAACAATGCAGAAGGAGAGCTAGAGGAACTTGGAATTGTTCCGTTAATCAATGTACAAATTTGTGACCCACCAGGCGCATCACTAAAACTATTTTCAATTAATTGAATTCCGGATTGACTATTTACAAACAAATCACCCCTATCATATAAGGGTATTTCAGTAGTAAAATTAATGCTACCTAAATTATCAATCTGCCCTAGCCGCTCTGCAGGCTCACTCCTTAAATTTTTTCTAAAAAAAGGCGCTGGAACTCTTGTAATATTAACACCGCTATCTTGAACCGTAACACCATCAGTACCAACAAACGTAACAATATTTCCTTGTGTAGAATTATCAACACTATCACTTATTACATTTCCGCCTGCAGTATCTATATTTACCCAACCGTTATTGTAAACTTGAAAGTGTCCGGCAGTTATATTAAATACTATCATCCCATTCAGAGGAGCAGTTAAGGCATTTATCTGCGTTTGCGTTAATCGGCTAATCAAAAGAACGCCTGTATTAGAATTTATTTCTATGGCTGCACTGGAGCTACTCGATGTTGCAGGATAAACACCTGTGGCACTAGAGGTAGACCCTACAAGCAGGTTAAAAAGATTCGTGGCTGGATATGACATATGAGTCTCCTAATATAATTAACGGCTCCAATTAAATGATTGTAATAACTGTAATCGAGTAGGTTCTGGAAAAGCTGGAATACCGTCCACACTACTATCATCACTTGGCGGAACAACGGGGGTTGTACTCCAATTCAATTCTTGTAACGCATCTAAACGCTGAGGCTCTGGTAATGCTGTAACGCCTGTTACATAAGGAACCGTTCCTTGTTGCAATCTAGGTTTTTTTACGGGAACTGGGTCTGGCGGATAAATCGGCGGCCTTAATTGTTGGTTAGGCTCATCCACAAAAGGACGCCCAACATAAAAACCAGTCCATACCAATGCATTCCCACGCCATTCCATTTGTTTTACTAAATCTTTTCTATTGAAAATCATTTGGGAGTAATCACACATGGCAACGGCATCTGGCGCATTTGCATCTATGTAAACATATTTACCTTTGGGTCGGTTCATACTTGCCCCCATCCTTGCATGTAATCTCCATAGATTCTAAGAGGCACACGCTCCCTGTCTTCTTCTCCAGCAGACTGATACGCTTGTTGTGCTAAAGGACCCAAAACAGAGATTCTATTTTGGTCTCCAAGCTTAACAGCCAATTTAAAGGCTAATTCAGCGGTTAATGCTTCTAAAAATCTAGGCGGAATAGCCGCATTATTCAATAATGCACCAATGTCTTCTATGGATTTCCAGTAACTAAAATAAAGATTATTGTAATAAACGGAAGGAACAGGCCATAAATAAAGCGTAGGATTTATTCCTCTGTTTACATAAAAAGAAGTAGGACGACCAAAAGAAGAACTTTTATTTGGTAAACTGCTGTATTCATATTCTGATAATCGGGTAATTAAAGTATCATTAATGCCATTGTTAAAATATAACTCTTGTACATCTAATGGATTTGTTCCTTCTACCTGAAGAACTCTAAAGTAAGGCGCTGCTACTGGAGATAAAATATTAAACCACTGAATAATCCCTTGGCCCGCAATTCCTTGAGTAACATTCGCAACAGGATAAACCTGAGAAGGAATAAAGGCTACCGGCAACCAATCAATTCCATTCTGAGAATAATCAAACTCTAAAATCCAGTTTGGTGTTAATGTGTAATTATCATTTGCCTGAATACCAACGAGTGAAATAGAATAATCTGATGACCAGCTATAAGAAATATAGCCACCTAGAGCAGTCTGAGTACAAGCTGTCAAAGGATTTCCATCAAAGGCATTTTCAGCATTACCACCCGCACTAGAGAACGGTGTTCCACCTAAATTACGCACAGAAGTTCTAATGGCCGCTGTTTTAATATCAATGGCATTAGGAGGCATAGAATAATAATATTGATTGGGAATAAGCCCTAACATTGCAGCCTCAAATCCTGTAAATACAGTCCAGAGGTTGTTACCTCTATTAATCCAGTCTTGAAGAATAAAATTAAGGGAACGCTGTGCCGCGTGGATTTGTTGCCTATCTAATTCAGCCGAAATAACTCCCGCCCTTTCGTAGGCATCCTTAATAAGGATGTCACTGGCAGGAGACTGAAACAAATAAGTACCACTTGTAGACATTTAAACCCTCTCATATTTTATCTACGGTGCATCTTCTTTAAGGTTTCAGCTAAACGTGCTCTCTTTGCTAACGTAGGATTACTAGAGCGCTCTGCTTTTTCTAGCATTTCTTCAGGAATTTTTTGACCTTTTGGAACACCAAGTTGACGGTGGAGTGCACCCTTTTTCATATGCATTTCTTGTATGAAATTTTTCTTATCTCTGCTCATTATGCAACCCCCTTAAAATCTATTGTTTCCAGCCCCCACTACGATGGCTTCTAAACTTCCATTAGGCCCTGTAAGTTTCGGAACGTCACCGCCATTACTATTTATTATAAAAAAAGCTAAATATACATAAGGAAGCGCCATATTTGAGAATACACTGTTAGTCTCGTTTGTCATAACCGTCGTTGGATCAACTAAGTTTAAAAGATGATCTGGAATAGAGCTTACATCTTGTAAGGTTACGCCTAAATTCCAAACTATAGTTGTATCATCTTCCGTATCCGATGAAGCAATAACCTGCAAAGAAGTATTGGGCGATGACTGAAAATAATTTCCATTTACCCAGCCAGTATGGCCATATAATCCAGGATAGACGCTTACATTAGTAACATCTTGGTTTACAGATATATTTGTTATAACATCAAATATAACATCCGTATCTAGGACAGGATAAGAGCCGCTACTTGTATCTACAGTGCTATCATTTATACCTGTTACAGTAGCAGTAACAACTTTACCTTTATATAATCCTGTAATGGTAAAAATAGCATCTGAAATGTCGTCTGATGAAGAAATTCCAACGCTTCTAGAAACGCTTGAATAATAATAAGGGCTAGAATTTAATTTTAAATTCTCCCCACCAGATACTGTCTGAATCGAAGCTATTGGTGTTTCTAAATAAGAGTCTTGAGAAGGCCATTTATAATCAAGAGGCTTCATGAGGAGTTTCTCCCCTATCGGTTTCCTTCTTAACCTTACTTAACATCTCATTATAGGCACTGAGAGAGCCACTTAATTGATTCAAAGTGTTAATCACAGTGACCCTATCTGCACTTAATTTCTCAATGGCTTGAGTAATGCTAACTAAATAATCACTATTGGCCTTCAACTTTTCTTGTAGTTTAGAAACTTCAAGTTCCAAATGCGGTCTCAACTCTATCATTCATTAGCTCCCTGAACTGCCATAAGTAGAACGGAAGTTTGAGTTACCAAAACTGTAACGTTCGATGGCTTTTGCTAACAGGTTATCAGTCGCAAAGTCAGTATAAACACCCGTTTCAATTGGTTCACGAATATAGTGTTTAAAACCATTGCTCGCATCCGTTAAAATAAACCAAGCATTCGGATTAGTAAGATATTGATTAACTCTATACCCTTGTGGAATGGCTGAAATATTATAAATAGCTGAAATATCATTGTTCGCAGTATTAGTCCTAAATGCAGATTCTAATAGCCTATCAGCAGTAAATTGCAACTGAGGTGGAACAATCATTTTTCTTGGCTTTGTTTGAACAATTAAACCAGCTTGGTCTTGGAATTGTTGAATGGTGACAATGGCACTTTCAATGGAGGCTTCATTTAACTGAGCTGGAACTGAAGGCATATTTGCCACAACACCACTATCAATAGGATGATTCAATGAGTATAACGGTTGACCATCACCAATCGGATAAGCTGGATTAAAACCATTATTAAGAACGGAAGCACCCAAAATATCTTTTGATTGTGACATTGATTTCTTTAAAGCTTGTACCATTAATGGGAACTTTGTTTTGTACAAGTTATCCATAATAGCTTGACGCGTAATGTTGAATGAAAGTCCAACATATCGATGAACATAGGAAGTCACAATTCTTTGGCCCATGGTGTCTACAGCAGTAGGAGCGCCTTCAGCTCTAATCTGTGCCAACCCTAACATTTTCATTTCGACTTCAATTTCGACTGCTTTATCAGAGTCATGAGTCTCGTAAATTTCTGGCCACTGTGCAGGATACATTGCATAGTCACCAAAAACAGCTGCTAATCCTGGTCTTAAGAGGTTAGCGATTGCAGTAGTATTAATTGCCATTTCTAAATTCTCCTAAGATTAAAAGGGTACAACACTGTAGTTAAGGGTGTATGAAATTGTGCTATTATTTCCGCCTGAAAAATTTGCTGTACCAACATCTAAGAAAACTCCCGTATTAATATTTGCATTTAAATAAACAGGGGTTCCTTGAAAGTTAAGGGTCGTATTTGCTGCAATCCCAGTAATTGCGGCAGGAGGAAAAGTGGTTGAAGCGAAATTGTCATTACCATATTGAAGGCTAACAACACCACCATTTCCAAATGCAGTTCCACCATAAGTTATAGTAAATGCAAAGCTATTCACGATAATAACTGCGTTGGCAACAGCAGGAACAAGTTGAATAGCAGTAGTATTTGCTAGAAGAAATGCATTTAATGAGATGGGCGGTTGATTGATAGTTGTTACATTAGTAATCCCAGAAGCAGTTCCATAACCACCCTTGTATACGTCATCATTTAAAGCAACCAGAACGTTGTTAAAGTTTCCTGGTTGTACACCTGTACCGGCTGCAGGATAAAACACGTTATAAGCAGGCCCTTGATTCGTAATGCTTGGCGTTACAATAGGGGATAAACGAACAATCTTTAAATTGAGATTAGAAGTTGTTCCAATGGTGTTAACATCTAAATAATAACTAGATTGTCCATTAATGGTATTTCCTGAAGTAGGATTCTGAGGAACAATCGCGTCTGTAAATGGAATTCCACCAATCGCGAAATTGGCATTGTTACCTACGTTTGAAGCCATTACACCTAATGGTAAGGTTGCAGCAGCAGCACTTGTTGGATTTGAATTCGAGGATTGGATATCAAACAACACATTTGGGTCGTCTACTATAAGTGCTGTGATATTGGTATTAGGCTGAACAGTAATTCCACCAGGCCAATAAGGAGAGAATACATAAGGACCATTATAACCACTCTGACCTGAAGGAACCGTATATTTACACCCAAAGAACACACCCGTAACAGCAGCGCCAGGGGCCGCAATACCAATAGTCCCGTCATTTAAGTAAGTGATTGGGTCTCCGGTGAATAATGCTTGAGCATAACCGGGTGCGGTGCCATTGTTGGACTGAATCTGATATTCGTTAAGTTGACCGTTCCAAGTAGAGCCAGTGAGAGTAACAGATGGTTGTAATCCTCGAGGCGAATTAATGCCGTAAGCCATAACTAACTCCTAAGTAATTTAAATAACAATCTATTAATTGCATAGATTATCTTTTTCTGAATTTAAAGCTCAGATTACTTGTGTTAGCTATGGTTAACACGCCCCTAGAGTCTGGTTACCTCTGGACCGTTTAAAGAGGGGTCTGCTCTGCACAGTTTACTTAGCCGTGCGCTCTGAGAGTCTGGTTACCTCTGGACCGTTTAAAGAGGGGTCTGCTCTTTGACCTTATTATAAACATGTATTTTTAAAAAAGCAAATATAGTGTAATATTATTTAAGTTATATTAAGTAGTGTTCCACCTAGAACATTGAAGTCAAAATTTTATTTATAGGAGCTGCTCATGGGTATTTTGGATGTAATTTCTGGTATCGCTAATACTGCTGGAAACGCAATATCTAAATACGCCCCAGGCGTAATAAACACTTTAACGCCGTATGCCCAACAGTTTGCACCTATAGCGAGTCAGCTTATTTCTGGACTTGCACCAACAGCCATGAGTTGGCTAGGGCAAAAGATAGGCGGACAGCAAGGCGGACAATGGGGAAATTATGCTGGTAATATGACAGCTCAGTATATGGGCTATCCTCAACAGCAACAGCCGCCCCAAATGCCACAATTACCACCTTGGGCACAACAAGCGCAACAATATGCTCAGACTATCGCCCCCCAAGGCTTCAATACCCCTTGGTCTCAGATGGCAGGCAACGCTGCTCAAATGGCCGCTAATACTGCTGCAAATTATCTTCCTCCACAATTTCAATCTCTGGCCAACTATATTCCCCAAGCGCCTCAATGGATGACAGGACCGCAACCTCCTATCTCCCCAGCGCCAATGCCTGCAGGACCGCAACCTATGTATGGACCACCACAATATGCTCAAGGAGGCTACTCTGAAGGAGGTAGCGTTGGAAATGGAATGAATCATCTATTTGGAGAGAAGTCTCATCCTAGACTTCAATTTCATCCTCAATATGTTTAAAGAAAAGCCATGCATCCTAAAAATTTAAGAGACGCTGTAGAGCTTATAAGGAATCTTGGAGAAGGTGAAGATAAAATCTTAGCCTACATCAACCCAATAGAAGCACATTTGCTACACCATCATTTTGGCTCTAGCACTAATCCTTATACTGGGTTGCCACAGTTTGGAGGAATTTGGGATTCCATAAAGAACTTCTTTAGCAATACGCTTCCGCATGCATTAGAGCACATTCCTCTCATAGGAGGTGCTGTCAGCATGATTGATGATGCGGTTCACCATAAATCCACTAAAGAGATCTTGGGGGACTTTGGAACCCATATTGGGGGCGTTTTTACAGAATCCCCTGTGGAGGCTGTCAAGGCTGCCATAAATGCAGGGAAAAATCATGAAGGTATTGGGAAAATACTAGAGTCGTTTGCAAAAGGTTCTCTAAGCCCCGTTCTTGACACTGTAAAAACAGCCGCTCCTTTAGTGGGAAGTACTATTGGGACTATTATAGGGGGTCCTGGATTTGGGACTTCGGTAGGGGGAGCATTAGGCACTGCATTAGGAACAGGAGCTGGCATTTTGGAGAATGCAATGGGTCCAGCTATACCGCCAGATCCCGCTCAACAACAACAAGCTGCTTATGAGCAACAATTATCTCCCTATAAACAAGCTTACGCTCAACAAGCGGCTCCTGTTCAACAGCAAATTGACCAACAACAGGGAAGCTTAAGTAATTTAGCGAGTAATATGGATATAGGGACCTTTCAGTCTATGTTTGGGGCTCCGCAGCAACCACCAAGCTATTATTCTCAGCCACAGCAAGGATATGCAGATGGTGGAAGCGTTTCTTCTGAATATAATGAGAATCCTGCTAGTCAAGAATTCCAGGATTGGTTCGCAGGCCAAAATCCCAGTATGGGAACCGGCCAATTAAGACAACTATTTGGACAAATGATGCAACAAAAAGGACTATTACCATCTCAAGATAACTTCTCTCAATATGGTCCTCCTTCATTTGAGCAAGCTACTGGTATCCCTGAGTCTTATTCTGATTATGAACAAATGCAGCAGCAACTCTCTGAACAACAACAAGTCCCACAACAGGAACAAATTGTTCAGCAACCGATGTATTTACCCCCTGCTTATAGAAGAGGTGGTATAGCGAACTTGAGAGATACTGTAGAAATGATGGTTTATCGTTAAATCGTACTTCCAAAGTTTAAGACTGAATAAAAGATACCTATTTGAAGTAAACCATTTGAACCAGGTGGAACACTTAATAATGGGCCACCATTTAAATTTAACATCAAAGGCTGATTAACCAATGTATTAAAATCGTTAGTAAATTCATCATCAAATTGAAAATTTCCTATAAAAATAGTATCTACTCCTGTGTTTAATAGACCATCTGCGGGCACATCAACAAGCTCAATATCCACCCCGTTCATGACTGACTGAAATACTGCCCCATTATCATTATAATCGACACCTTTAAACGTGTATTTATAATAGGTATTATTTACAATGATGATTGTATTGGGACCTTGTGCCGGAATCAATTGAACAGGGGCGTTTTGCAAATTTAACAATTGTGAAGGCGTAAGGTTAACAACCGCAGCAGGCCCAGTAACGAGATTCGTTAATTGAGTGACAGGGGTTTGGAAAACAGTGGACATAACTTTCTCCTAAAGATTATTTATGCAACTCTAACAGCATATTTTCGTTCAGTTGAGCTTATATCCCTAACCGGAATAGAAGGCTCTCCCATAAAATGTTCAGTTCCAGGCATAGAGGTCAATATTCTTTCATTTTCCCGTGCCATGACTTCTCTTTCCATATCGCCTAACTCTTTAGGACGTTCACAAAGAATCAATCCTGCACGATAAACATAGCCTTTCATATGAGATAATCTTCCAAAATAATCATCAAATACCATATCAGGATATCTATCAGCAGACGCAGGTTCCCATCCCATTCTTCTCATGTTAACAAGATTTGTCGTATCCGGTCTATCATGAATACTTTCTCGCACCCACAAACATTCATAGCCTTCTGGAATGTATTCAGGATTAACATACAAAGGATCTTTCCATTTCATGTTCATCATCTGACGCTTATAATTTTCTCTAGTTTCAGCAACTCTCGTGTTTTCAATTCTGTTTAAATGTTTTTTCTCAAGGTTATCGTCTTTACGCATCTTATCTTCCTCCACGTTGCGATTGAGTCTTCATATCTTCCATCATAAATCTAATGTAATCCTTCTCAGAAACTCCTAAACGTCTTGCTAAATCTCTTTGGTCTGGATTTAATTTAATAGTCGTTCTATTTGCTGAATTAGCCGCAGCCCCAGGATTAACTCTGGAGACATTTCCTCTAGGTTGTTGCATATTTAAATCTCCATATTGATTGCCTCTTGCAAGCTGTCTAACCCTATTCGCTTCCTGGCTAACCAGATTAAGATATTCAGGAGACATTATAGCATCTGACCTACCGCCTTGTCTAAGATTGTTATCAAAAGCCGCACAATATTGGTCTATGTGCGCCCTTAATTGAGGGTCATAATCAGGACTCGCAGGGTGAAACCATGTATTTTGATTAGCCCATTGTTCTACTACGGGTGCATAATTAGGATTAACGGGAGGTGTATAATTCTGCTGGGGAACCGTTTGTGTAGGAGGCGGCATCAATGCCTGAGTTCTATTATATTCAGCAGTAAGGTGCATCAATGCAATGTCTGCATTCGCTTCTGTATCAACATCACCTTCTTCTCGTGCTTTTATCTTTTCATCTTTAACACGAGCCATTCGTTGTACAAGTGTTTCATTATACTGATTGGTTGCAGTCGCAAGTGTTGCTTGTGCGGCTTGTTGTAATTGAGAGTTTTGTTGCCTTAAGTATTCTAATTCTGTTTGAGATTGATATTTTTCTCTTTGTAATTGAGCAATTCTATCATATGCATGTTTTTTAATACTCTCTACTTGAGGAATAATTTCTTCTTGAACTGCCTCAACAACTTCTTCTTGAGGAATATCTTTTTGTACTTCCTCAACCATAGGTTCTTGTTGAGGAATTGAATTTTCAATATAAGTTTCTTCCATGGTATTCTCCTTAGTCTCTCTTTACATGTTCTGGGTCTTCTGCAATCAGTAAAACCCTATCATCAGGTATAATTTGCATAGGTATACCTCTATAATTAATCTGTGTTCCTTCATTTCTAGGGAATGCAATCCAGTCTCCTATCCTGCACCAAGCACCTGATTCTTTATATCTATCACCTTTATAGGCTTCTGGACCCATAGATAGAACTAATCCAACACAGCTTCTCCATTTGTCATTCGCTGTTACAACTTCTGGTATATAAAATCTTTTTGGTTTTCCATCTTCCCCTAAAATAGGATTTCCATTCTCATCTTTTATAATACCCATCTCATTAGGACGAACGTAGATTTTAACGGCAAGATGATAACCGGCAACTCTTGGCGCTGGGAATCCTAAATGCTTATCAATAAAGCTTTTTGCTTCCTCTATTTCATTATCTTCAATAAAACTTAACTTGGCTGCCATTAGACTCTCCATTATTTAATTGTGATTTTGATTCAACCATGTCTTTATAAGAATTCATGATTATTTCTTCCGATTCTCTTAGTCCTTTCAATGTTCCTGCTGTCTCTTTGTATTCCCATAATTCTTGAAAATCGCCAGACGTTAATCGCTCAGCAACAACAATCTGGCGCTCTCGTATTTTCGTTAATAAATTCTCAACATACTTTAAAATCATTCCTTTTTAGAATCCTTTAGAATGTCTTGAGAACTTTCCTTTCATATGCCTAGGCAATCCTTTACTCGTGGCCTGCTCATGACGCATTTTACCCACACCGCCCATAGCATAATTAGCACGACTTCTATTTATATGGCCACCCTTATTACAGACCATCATCCCTAAACTAGGATAGTAAACGGGATTGTGAGGAAATTCCCCACTAGTATCTTCCAAGTTAGTGAGAACTTGCGGTTTGTCAACTCCGTCATCAGCCATTCCTCCATAAGCTAGATGTTTCAAGTTCTTTTTAACATGCTGTTTCCATTTTGCACGGTCACGAGAAGAATGCATATCAAAACAACGAGAATAGGCATCATGGTCCACATGACCACCTTCTTCAAAATGAGGATGTCTTAACCAATTTCCTATGGCATGACCTGCGGTTTTTAAACCACCATAAATGTCTTCTCCTACGTTCTTTAAATCACCACCAAATGACATGCGTTGAGCATGGCCGCCGTGTGAATATGCAGGTGCCTTCAGCGGAGTTCCGTCTGGTCCGATACCAAATGGATGATTTGCGTAACCACGCCAGTCCCCCATTCCTTCAATTAAAGGCGCGTGCTTTCTTCCAATACCAGCCATACCAGCAGTTGATGGGTCATAGGGTATTGGTGGAGGTATTAAATCACCAGCAACCATCGGATGTCTTGGATCACCAGGATTAAGATTAACCGGCCCCAGGGAGATATCTGACTCTGGATTGTATCTTGGAAGCAGCTTGTCATCTTGGTGCTCTGCCAGAAATCTTTTTACCGGTCCTAACGGCCCTGAATACGGGTCTAAATCCAGCCATTGACGGTTAGGTCCTGTAGGTCCTTGTCCACTCATTGAACCTAGCGGTCTCGTTTGCACAAAGCCTGGGTTGACATTGTATCTTGCAGGCCCCTGTTGATCTTGCTGCAATGGTCCTCCTATGACAGGAGCACCGTTAGGATACTGCCTAGCAAACTGCATTGGGGACATACCTGAATTGTATCTTGCAGGCCCCTGTTGCCTTTGCTGCCTTCTCAATAATGTGTCTCCTATTGGGTCAGGAATATGGGGCCCTTGTGAAAGATGCTGCTGTTTAGGATACTGCCTAGCAAACTGCATTGGGGAAATAGATTGTTTTACAGGTCCATTTCTTCCAGGATAGTCATCCTGGCTTACCTCATATGGGTCTCCTCCTGGCAACCCTCCTGCTGCTAACTTACGTCTACCGCCTCTTTTGTAACTATTTGCTTGGTTTGTAGGAGGCTCATAAGGATGTGAAGCAGGGCCACCACCAGTTCCACCGCCTAATGCAAAATGAGGATGTTCAAACCAATTTTTTATCTCGTTAGTATGACGAACAAAGTTATCTTTTAACTTATCATACCAAGGCTCTTGTGGCGGATGTTCTTGTTTATATCTATTTTCAATATCCATTACATTTTTATGTTCTTGATTAACCAGTTGAGCATATTGTGGACTACGTGCTTGTGCGCTCCTTACGCTTTGCATTAAGTGTTGAAATGGGGGACTAAAACCTGGAGCGACGTTCTGATTTGAGTTTTGTTCATTAGTGGCACCACCAGCAGCATAACGTCCTAAAATACGTCCTACACTACCACGAGGATCTATATTATGTTGCTTATAATAAGCACTTAGAGCTGCAGCACGTTGAGCTTCATCTTTAGCTGCATTAGCACGGCTATCTGCATTACTATAAGCATTACTATAAAACGCATGATAATTTCTTACATTTTGAGCTGCTTGAGCTGGAGTTTGATTTGGATTATAACCCCATGCATTTTTAAATGGACCATCTTCAGCATCATCTTTTGCTGGTGGCTTTTGTTGATTGACAGCGTCCAAATATCGCTGATTTCGCTGCTTATAATCATCCATACTCAATCCTGGAGCAAGTTTTAATCTTGGAGCAATTTGATCTTCCCAATTGTCTGGGACGTATTTAGGATGAGGTTGGTTATATGAATTTCCTGCGCTTCCCCCATTTGCTAATTTCTTGGTTCTCCCTCTGCCTCTTCCTCTACCCTTTCCTTCATGCATTTCCTCATATCCTGCATGGCCACCCTCTTCAAAATTTGAGAGCCAATTTCCTGCTTTATGGGCTGCACTTCTGGCTAAATTTTTAGCCTCATCATAACCTTCACCAGCTAAATGCTTTGCCTCATCATAACCTTCATGCGCTAAGTTCTTAGCACCATTCCAAAGGGCTTTTCCAGCCATTTTTGCTCCATTCCAAAGGTCACCACCAATGGACAGGTGGGGAACATTGCCCGGAGATTGAAATTCCTGGCTTAATCGTTGAAAATAACTGTGACCATCTTGCGCGGAACGTTGATTCATAGGAGATCTCATTGATCCTCCTGAAGCCTTTCGAACAACTTTTTCATGTCCACCATTGCCTCTAAACATCTTCTCAGCATTCTCTCGCATAGCGTCATGCCCATGAAAGCCACCGGATACATATTTCTCTAAATCTTCTCTACTCATAACTAATTACTCCAAAAATTGAGTGTTGTGTTTTGTGTCTTCAATTGCGATATCAACAAGATTCTTGTCTATCGCAATTTCTCTTTGGCTTTCCATCTTTGCCATATCGCCTACATGCTTTATATTTGCTTTCATGATTTCTACTTGATTCTTTTCTTGGTCTGAAGCTTGCTTCATTTGTGCTTTAACCAGTTCTAGTTGATTCTTTTGCTCTGCCTCTTTTTCTTTAAGCATTGCTGCTTCACGTTGTTGTTGAATTTCCTGCAACATAATCTGATTCGGGATTTGAGAAAGCTGTTCTTGTTTCTCTTTTTCTCTCTGTTCTTGTTCTTGTTGTTGTTTTTGTTGCTCTTGCTGTGCTTGTGCATCTTGAATAATCTTCTGCGCTGCCTGTTGAGCAACCATATTCTGAATTTCAGGATGTTGAGGAATTTTTTGTTGCTCATCATCTGATACATGCGGAGGATGAATATTTTGTAAATGCTGTTGCATCTGCATCTGTGCCATTTCTGGAGGCATACCTTGCTGAATAGACATCATCATTTGATGCTGTGCATGTTGTTCTACTCTTTGTTGATGCAATTGTTTATACGCCTTATTCGCCTCATGTGCTTGAATATGCATGTTAATCATTGCATATAAACCTGAATTTTGTTGTATCGCGGCTTGTACAACGGGGTCTTGTAAGAAATTTCTATGCGCAATATTATGCGCGTCATCATCTTGGAACATTGCCACAGTCACTGCTGTCCCTTGCAACATCGTCATGTTTTCAGTGATAGGATCTAACGCTTGTGGGGGCGGTGGGGGCGATGGCTTTGGCAATATCTGGTCAATGTTATCCATATTCATGGCTTGATACATGCGGTAATAAACTTGACGCATGTCGTGAATATCAGGGTTTCCTTGAGCAAGTTGTAAAAGTGCTTGCGCACGCATCAAACGATGCGTAGTCGTTAATACATTTGGATCTGAGACTGGAACGATATTCACATTATCGCTAAAGTCTTTCTTCATGATGGCTGTTTCTTGACCCGGGACAGAGAAAGGATAAGGACTATCCGGCAAATATTCTGCAAATAAATTAAAAAGAAGTTTTAATTCATATCCTAATGAATTGTGTAATGAGCGTAATACAGAAGATTCAACTTTATTAGCCACTTCCAATAATGCTAAAGTCGTTCCGACTGGCATATTCATTCCAGTCTCAGGAACAGCGTTCTCTGCTGCTGCAATTAAATTAGAGCTTTCATTCTTTAAACTATCTCTTAATTGCATTAATCCAGAAGAGGGTCCTGAATACGGCATTTGCATTACGCAGTCTTGCAATGCCCTTCCGCCTGTATCTATAGATCTGAATTCTGTAGGACCAATAGCTTTATCATTATCTTCAAGCCTAAGCCCTCTCATCATTAGGCCGCCTGGGAAATTCTGTAAAGTTCCTGCATCAATCAACTGTCGTAAAATACTGGTCAGTACAATGGAATTAGAACCGCATAAATGCGCTAATCCCAGACTATAAATGCCAAAGCCAGGAAGATAATAATAATGAACATAAAATTCTCTACGCTTATAAGTTTCATCGTCTTCTTTCCAATTACGGATAAGGGACATTATTTTCCGAGTGGTCGCACAAATCGTAACAATGTAAGGTCTTGGAATGAAAACGCCATCTCCTAAGTTTTCAATATCCTTAGGGTCTAGATTGGTATGAACCTCATAGAACTTGAACAGAGACTTGTTCTCTGTAGAGTCGGTTGAGATTCCTTCTGTTCTCTTAATCGCTTGTTGAATACGTGATTCATCTTCATCCTCATCATTAACAGCAGGTAATTCACTCTCTATGAAGTCACCCATCTGCTGTCTGAGCATAATATCCTTACGTTCCAAGTACATGACTTCAGTCAAGCGATTGGAAGCCATAAGGCTCGTCGTATGATGATTAATGATGAAATCTTGAGGCTTTATGAACCGACAACGGGGCTCTTTAGCAATTGGGTCTTGATAAACTTTCCTGAACGCAGACCCATAGAATATGACATACAACAAAAGACGTTCAGAGTCTGGATAATAATCTCTATCTTTAGTAGTTAGATAGTAATTCATGAACAGCTTGACGCGAGTACCTTCGTCATCTACTTCAGGGCTTGGAGCTCCTAATATTTCAGTTCTAGCAGGACCTGAAGCTGGAAATAGTTCTGCTCTAGCCGTAGCATAGCTATTGAGCAATGCAGAGCTTAGGGTCGAGTCAAACGCAGCACAGGCTTGGAAGAAAGGAACGTTACGGAACTCTTCTATCTTAAAGCCCATGTACTTGTAGACAAGCTCTCCTGTCTTTTCCCATTCCTCTCGGCTTTCCTGGTCCGCCTTAATGTCCTCTAATATTTGGGAGGCTAGAACGCTAAGCTTGCTCTCGCTAATATTGAGAGCCAAGTTTTCATAGAAGTCTTCTGATTGAGGAGGCTCTTGAGGCTCCGGTTGGCCTATTGTGTAAACAGAAGAACCATCCGGCAGTTCTCCTTCCTGTTGAATATAATCATCTCCATCATCCCCATTAAGAGAATCCTCCGGGATTAGCGGTTGATTAAATTGATGTTGGTCAAATGGAAATACGTTGGACATATAAATTAATAGCAGCTTACTCAGTAATTTACTCTTTCAGTATAGGACATATCACACAAATAATATAGTTATTTATTGGTCAGTATGTTATGATATTCACTTATCAAGTTAGAAATAGGAATGACTCATGGCTAAAGCTCTTGTTAGACCAAAGGATCGTGCATCTCATGCGCCTAAGAGAATTCCTAAAAAACAGAAAAATGAGCCTAAATCCAAAGCCATTAAAAAAACAGTACCCCCAGAAGATTTTCATAAATTTTATGAGGAATATGTAAAATCTCAACAATCTAATAAAAACGCTAAGATAAAGCTTAAAAATGCGCCTAAGAAGCCCATCATTAAATCTATTCCAACAAAGGACATACCGACTCAAAAAGTCGTTCAACAGCCTAAGCCAATTAAAAAAAAATCAGAGCCTGTTTCTCAACCGAGACAAATGAAAGAACCCATTACAACAGAAGGGCTCAACCCCTATTTAATCGAAGAAGAGGTATCTCGAAAAAAATCGCCTTCCACTCATTTAATCAATTCTCTATGGAAGGAAATAGAGAAATATCCCAATGTGTCTATTCTGGCTAATGGCGCTTTCTCGTTCGTGATAGCAAAAACGCTTACCTTAAACGTCAAGATTGTCCTAGATAAAAACATATTCCAGCCCTATGAAAAAATAGAGACTAAGCCTTATTGCACTCTTATGGTCTTGTATGTTCCCGGAAAAGAAGAAGATGAGTTTGAATATTTATTAAGCAATTTAATGAAAGTGGGTTGTCCATTTCATAAGATTAGTAGTTTAGATAAAGCTAAAAAACTACTGGCTGAGGAGAGTTAATCTCGTCATTTATATGCTATATCGATATACGATATATTTAATTTAAGAAGCCTTTTTATACAGCTGAGAGACATTTAACCTTTTTCTTTTCTTTTTTTGAACCCATAAATCGTACATCATTTGTTGGTTAAGCCAGGTTATAGCATCCCCACCAAAAGCAATTGACAACCTTTCAGCCATCTCAGTAGATATACTCCGATGTCCATTAACAAGTTCTGAGAGAGTTCTGCGAGTTACCCCCAGCCCTTCTGCTGTTTCCGTAATAGTTAAGCCAAGAGGTTTGATATAAAGCTCAAAAAGGGTCTCGCCAGGGTGAGGTGGATTATACATCTGCATTTTAAGCACTCCTAATGATAGTCCAAATAATCAACGTCTTTATTTTATTACTCATCGTAAGCATCTTTGCGATGATTTATATCAGTAATGATAACTTTGTGATTTTTTTCGTCAATTCGATAAATTATTCTATAAGTGCTTACGCGTAACCTACGATATCCTTTAAAATTGTAGCGCAAAGGCTTCCCAAAACTGATAGGATCTACCATTAAACGTTCTTCAATAGCTCTTTGAATTAGTTCATGGGTAGATTTAGATAATTCAACAAGATCAACTTCTATAACTGATTTTTTAAATTCAATAGCATATTGTTTATTTCCAAGCGACTTTTTCATAAGGCACTGTTCCCTCGTGTTCTCTTGCTTCAGAGCGCTTAGATAAATATAGGTCTTCTCTCATTTCTAAAGCCTCTAAAATTAAATCTCTAGCAACACTAGCTACTGATTTTTTATCAGGCCCTTTTTTAGCTAATCTAGACAATATTCCCACAGTGCTTTTTTCCAAGGTAATATTTATCCTAGGTTTGTTGGTAGTGTCATGCATACACAGTATTCCTTATTAAGGCTTGATTATCGAACAAAGGTGAGTGTTACATGTTTACATCATTTTGTCAATGGGAATTTATGGCTAACGCGTGGTCCTGCTTGCTAGATTACCCCGCTTCGTAAATCCTAACTCTCGAAGGCCGACTATTCATGGGCTCATTACTAAATACATTATAGCTCTTTAAATACAATATGGCCTGTACTAAAGCCCAGACCATGGCCTGAGATTGACTGCTGGGATAGCCACTGATTACTTCTAAAAATCCTTCATCCATATTTCGAAGAAGTGTTTTATCGTCAGGCTGAGCGCACACCCATACCCTGCCAGACTTTATAATAGACAACGCTTGCGTGAACATTCCCTCAAGAGTCCTACCTTTATCCTTGAAGAAGAAGCGTCTTATTAACATTTCTGGGCTCTTGCGACTAATGTCATCCACCACTAAATTATTCTCATTTTCTATGCAAGGAATAATAATACAATTTGGACTTCTATCTTCATAAGTCTTCAGTAATGAGTTATTGAGATAGTCATTGCATAGGTTTGTTATATGCGTGATAAGCGTATGAGAGTCGATTCTTTGTAAAGGAAATACCGAGAACAGCATTAAATGCTTCTTTGATTCAAGTGATTTTGCAGCATCTGATGAAACAGGACCCCCAAAATAAGTCTCACCTAAAGGAACCTTCTTGGGAATGACATTAGTCGGCGCTTTATGAACATCCTGAACACTGCTGTCAAAAACTGCAAAGGTTAAAGCAGTAGAGTAATCATCATCTTCAGGGCGTTCAGATTCTGATAAGAAATGAGGGGAATAAATACTGGTAACAATACCAAACTCTGAATCAGGAACTGGATAAAAAGGCTTGGTCCATACTTTGAACCAATCTCGGTCGATGGTAGTCCTTGGGGGGGGGGGGGGGGCGGGGGGGGGGGGGGGGGGGGGGGGGGGGGGGGGGGGGGGTGGG